CAGTTTGAGGGCTTTACTTCGGTAATTCCGGGAGCTAATGTTAAAAGTACATATCTTTTTCCTTTGTATACTATAAAAGATGAATTTGTTGGGATTGTGGGGATAGATTATTCTAATAGAAAAAAAGAATTGACTGATAAACAACTCGTTGATTTAGAGCTAGAAATGTCGGCAATCGGAGGAGTATTAAACAACTATTTAAAAGTATGATAAAGTTTTTAAAATTACTGGAAGAGTATGGAGGAGGGCCTTATGAAGTTCCTCAAAACCATAAAGCAGGGTTAAAAGTTCCATATGGAGGATCTTGCTGTGCAAATTGTAAATGGTGGGTACATAAGGATAATTCTGAAGAGTACCACTGTATTAGTGAATACTATCAAAAATGGGCTGGAACTGATTCAATTCCTTATGATCCAAATGAATATTGCACTAATTGGTGGGAACCTAGAAAAGGGGCGACACCTAAAAAAACTAAATCTAAAGAAGATTAGATATTTATATATAATGAAACTTAGATTTTACGAAATATTTAGGAATAAATTGTGGGAAGAGACAGAAATAACTCCAATTGACAATGAGTCTAATTTGGAGAAAATAATATCTAAATCCCCAAAGGTTACAAAAACCTTAATAAAACTGTTGACTACTCAAAATAAAAAGAATGAAAAGTCAATAGGACAGCTTAGAGAGATTGTATCTGATATACGATGTATATCTTATAAACCTACTACTTTTAGAGTGTTGTTCTCTAATGGAAATTTTTTTGATTTAAAATACAATCCTAGCCCCCTAGAGCTGCAGAACCCAGAAGATTTTGCTGAATCTGATCTTTTTCAAGTTATTGCAAACGGAAAAAAATATGATATTGTTAATAGATCCGAGTTTGAACAAGCCTTGGATCAAATAAACATATTGTTAAAAACCAGCGCCATAGCAAAAGAACCAGAACCAGACGAAGAACCAACTCCCGCAGAGGGAGGAGGAGAGGGCGAAGCACCGCCACCTCCAGAAGGAGAAGAAACCCCTGAACCTGAAGCGTAATGGACTTAACAAAATATCAAAATATTAACCAACAAGTATTAGTTTCTGGGCATAATATTGTTCCATACTTGCTTAATTTAGCTGAGTGGATTCAAAATTCTGGGGTACAAATAATACCATACCCTACAGTGGTTATATCTAGCAGCCAAGAGTATGCTATGGATCCTTTTGGAAAAACAGCTTACTATAACCCAGAAAATAAATCCGTAACTTTGTTTGTAGCAGGTAGACACATAAAAGACGTTTTAAGAAGTTACTCACATGAGTTAATACATCACAATCAAAACCTATCAGGTAAATTTAATACGTCAAATTTACAATCATTATCTGACCCTAGATACGCAGAAAAAGATAAACATTTGTTAGAAATGGAAAAAGATGCTTATCTTAGAGGAAATATTTTATTTAGATTTTGGGAAGATTCAATTAAATAATATGAAAAAAACTCTTATACTAGTTGTTTTTGTATTTGTAGGAGCTGCTATAATTTTTTATAGATCTAGTGTAAAAAAAGAACTAGAGTATAAAAAAATTGTAAAAGAGCTAAACGACCAAATACAACTCAAAGAAGATTCTATAAATGCTTATAGAGAACAAGTAGACATCTTTGTAGATAAAGTTCACAGAGCAGAAATGCAATTAGAAGAAAACCAAAGTAAAATCAAAAAAATATATAAAGAATATGAAGTACATTTACTTTCTGTTGATAGCTACGATATTGACGAGCTTGAACGCTTCTTCTCAAACCGTTATAAAGACTCAGTCAGTACCGAACAGTGACACTTTAAGGTTACATAAAACTGTAGCTAAAAAAGTAATAAAAGATTTAATTCATTCAGATGCTCTTAAACAAGAGAGGGCTCTTCTATTAGAAAATATAGATACTTTAAGTAATCAAAAAATTTATAAAGATTCTATAATTTCTTATAAAGATCGTCAAATTGAAGCTTTCAAAGGCATAATAGATCTACAGGATAAAAAAGAAGTAGCTTATACGTCTACTATTAAACAACTAGATAAACAAGTAAAAAGACAAAAATTAGCAAAAAAGACTGTTATGGGTCTTTTAGTTATATCAATAGGTTTTTTGATTGTTAAGTAATATGTCCAGTGAAAAATCAATTAAAGAGATAATTCGTGATGAGTATCTCAAGTGCGCTGCCGACCCCGTATACTTTCTAAAAAAGTTTGTTTTCATACAAACTTCAGAAGGTAGGATGCTGTTTACCCCTTATTTATTTCAAGAAAAATTACTTTTTCTTTTAAACAAGCATGATAGAACCCTTATTTTAAAGTCTAGGCAGCTCGGTATAACTACCTTAACTGCTGCATATGCTTTGTGGTTGATGGTCTTTAAAAAGGACCAATCTATATTAGCCTTAGCTCCTACACAAGAAAAAGCTAGAAATATTGTAGATAAAGTTAGATTTGCTTATTCACAGCTTCCAAGTTGGTTAAAAGTAGGGTCTTTAGAGGATAATAAGCTCAGTTTAATATTAGAAAACGGGTCTAAAATAAAAGCGGCTTCTGGTGCTTCTGAGAGTGCCAGGGGGTACACTGCTAATGTACTTATATTAGATGAGGCTGCGTTTATAGAAAATGCAGAGGATCTTTGGGGATCAGCTCAACAAACACTTGCTACAGGAGGTAGGGCTATAGTTTTATCTACCCCGAACGGAGTTGGGCAATGGTTCCACCAACAATGGGCAGGAGCAGAGTCAGAGGAAAACAATTTTATACCAGTAAGGCTTCCTTGGAATGTTCACCCTTCTAGAAATCAAAAATGGAGAGAAGATCAGGACAAAGAATTGGGAAAAAGATTAGCAGCTCAAGAGTGTGATTGTAGTTTTATATCTTCTGGGGATACCTATTTTGAATCAGAAGATCTAGAATATTTTTTACAGAGGACCAAAGATCCTATTGAAATGAGGGGTCCAAAAAAAGACTATTGGATATGGGAGTACCCCGTACCAGAAAGATCTTACATGGTAGTTGTGGATACTGCTAAAGGGGATGGTTCAGATGCTTCAGTTATTGAAGTTATAGATGTGTTTACTGGATCTCAAGTAGCAGAATACAAGGGAGATATGGATACTAAATCTCTCTCTAAATTCGCAGTTGCAACAGCCACAGAGTATAATTCAGCTTTACTAATAGTGGAGAATACAGGTTTAGGACATGCAACAATATCAGATGTTTTGGAGCTTAATTACAATAATATTTACTACTCTCCCAAAGGAGATACCACAAACGTAGCTCAGTATATAAACAAAATCTACGACTATGATACCAGTAAAATGACTCCTGGTTTTACCACTTCTACAAAAACAAGACCCGAAGTTTTACTTTCATTTAAGCAATATGTCAGAGATCATAGCATATCTTTAAACTCTAGAAGATTATCGTCTGAAATGTCTACTTTTGTGTGGAAGAATGGGAAGCCTATAGCTCAAACAGGATATCACGATGACTGTGTTATGGCGTACTCTATAGGACTTTACTTAAGAGATAGTGCTGTTGAGTATAGATCTAGAGGAATAGATTTGCAAAAAGCCCTTATAAACAATATATCTAAAGGAAGCACTTATAATACTACCAAAGGCTATAACCCGAATCAATTCCAGAACCCATATCAAATGAATGTGAATGGACAACAGGAAGATATCACTTGGCTAATACAATAAAAATCAATATTTATATATATTAAACTGTAAATTAAAAAATAAATGCCAGTAGACAAAAGTTTATTTCCGAGGCTCAAACGTTTATTCTCAACAGATGTGGTTATCCGCAATGTTGGAGGCAAACAATTGAAGGTGGCAGATGTAGAAAGAATACAGTCTTTTGGTCAATTACAAACTAATTCTCTTGTAGATAGATTTACTAGGCTGCATAAGGCAGGCCAAAGGATGCAATTTAACCCAACTTTAAACTACCAAACACTTAGGCTTCAGTTGTATGCAGATTATGAAGCTATGGACTCTGATGGTTTAATAGCGTCTGTTTTAGATATTATATGTGAAGAAGCGACTCTAAAGGGAGAAACTAATGAAGTTCTTAAGATTAGAAGCAGCAATGAGAATATACAGAAAATCCTATATAACCTTTTTTATCAGGTATTAAATATAGAATTTAATCTACCTATGTGGATTAGATCTATGTGTAAATACGGAGATTTCTTTCTTAAGATGGACATAGCTGAAAAATACGGGGTATACAACGTCAGACCTCTTTCAGTTTATGATATGATAAGAGAGGAAGGACAGGATCCAAATAACCCATCATATATTAGATTTGTGTACGATCCTGTAGCCGTTGCTGGAGGAACTACAGCTACTAGAAATAAAGAGTCTTTTGAGAATTTTGAAATAGCCCATTTTAGGCTATTAACAGATACTAACTATTTGCCGTTTGGTAGATCTTACGTAGAGCCTGCAAGAAAGTATTTTAAGCAGTACACTCTCATGATGGATGCTATGCTTTTGCATAGAATTATGAGAGCTCCTGAAAAGCGTGTATTTTATATCAACGTAGGTAATATACCTCCTAATGAAGTTAATGCGTTTGTGCAACAGACTATTAATGGAATGAAAAAAACTCCATTTGTAGATAACCAGACAGGAGACTACAACTTGAAGTTCAACGTACAGAACATGCTTGAGGACTTTTACATTCCTGTTAGACCTGGAGATAATACTACTAAAATAGACACTACGAAAGGATTAGAGTACGCTGGTATAGAAGACGTAGAATTCCTTAGAGATCTCATGTTAGGTTCTTTAAAGGTTCCTAAATCGTTTTTAAACTATTCTGACGAACTTAATGGAAAATCTAACGTCTAAAGC